ATGTTGCTGAAGAAAGTGATCCCCGCAATCCTGTTGTTATCCGTATGCGGCCAGGCGCTGGCGGCACAAATCATTACCGTCAGCCGCTTTGAGATCGGTAAAGAGAAGTGGCCATTTAACCGCGAAGAGGTGATGCTGACCTGTGAGAAAGATGGTGCGATGTTTGCCATCAACCCGAGCACGCTGATGACATACCCCCTGAACGATATCGCCGACACACTGTTCAAAAACAAACAGGTGAAAGCGCAGCCGATCAGCGTGATCCAGGCCGAAGATAAAGCGCATCCGGGTCAGATGATGAGTCTGCAGCCGATTGTTGAGCGCACCCAGGCGCTGTGCGGTAAATAAACCTGTCGGGTGCAGCATCGCGCTGCGCCCAATCCCTCTTTTTTGCCGTTGCGATCACAAACTGATCCGGTTTATGGCCCTGCGGCTTCCGTTTGCTGGCAATTCCACCGCGCTGTTCTAATGTTAAATGGCAAGGCGACATCGCCTTCATAAATGCCAACTTTTAGCGCACGGCTCCTTGAGAGCCATTTCCCTGGACCGAATATAGGAATCGTATTCGGTCTTTTTTTGGTTGGCATTTAAAAACAGTAACTTACAATATAATCAATCAGTTAAGCCCGATCCTGTTACCTTCTGTTCTACTCTGCTGGACTCTGTGCCGCCACTTTGTCGCCATTTTTCTTCGCCATCAACGCCAGCGGATTGCAGCGAATTGCATCTTCAAGATGGTCGGGCGCGAAGTGCGCATAACGCATCGTCACCCTGATGTCGGAATGCCCGAGAATACGTTGTAGCACGATGATATTTCCCCCGGCCATCATAAAGTGACTGGCAAAGCTATGGCGCAGTACATGGCTCATTTGGCCTTCTGGTAATTCAATGCCGGCCAGGCGAATGACCCGATAAAACTGGCGATAGCACTCTGCAAAAAAACGGCCTTCTTTATCTTTTAATTCGTTGTACAAGGCATTGTCGATGGGGACGGAGCGGTTCTTTTTGCCTTTGGTATTGATAAAGGTGATTTTGTTTGGAGACAATTGTGAGGCTTTAAGATTCGCGGCTTCACTCCAGCGGCATCCGGTTGAAAGGCAGATTTTGATAATCAGCGTCAGATCAGGGTTATCGTGAACTTTGCAGGCGGCAAAAAGCTTTTGTATCTGGGTTTCAGTCAACCATGCCATTTCTTTCTCTGGCTGATCAAACTCCCGTATATTTTTAAGTGGGTTGGGGTAGCTGATTTCGCCAAGCCTTTCCAGCTCATTGAAAAGAGCGCGAAGGAATGCATGTTCACAGTTAATGGTACCCGGTGAGACCTTTAAAGATTTATCACTGGTTTTGTATCCGTTTTGTATGAGGCCCTGTAAACGCCTATCCCGATAATGTGCCCAATCCTTCGAAGTTATAGAGGCAGCAACGGGGTTTCCCATGCCATTGCAAATAATACTGAGTTTGCCGAGTCGGCCTTTTTTGTCACTTAGCGAGCAACCGTGCAGTTTGTACCATAGCTCGATAAGTTCGCTAAGCTTGCGGTTATCCTCTTTCTCAGCCAGCCAGGGTTTAGCCTTCATTTCGTCCTGAGTGTATTGCTCAAAGGCAATGGCTTCGGCACGAGTTCTGAACTGTCGTCTCACTCGTTTACCATCCCTTCCATTGAGATAGCACTCGCAGAGCCACTTACCTGTATTTAATTTCCTTATTGCCATGCAGCCCCCTTGATAAAAGGGGCTTAAATTACTGTATATAAAAACAGTATTCAATGTTTGATTATGGATTTTCAAACATGATAAAGCCCGCTTAGCGGGCTAAATTAATGCAGCAGGGAAGGTTGCTGTTGGCTGGTGTAGAGTGGCACCTTATTGATTTGCCCAGGCGAGACAATCATTCCAGTCACGGTCTCGTGCGTTTTGAATGTGCAGCTGCAATTAATATTCTGGCACTGGTGATAACGTTCTTTTGTTTCTTTTGAAACATAGCGGCTGCTTTTTGCATGGGCTGCTGTCTGGCATAAAGGGCAATGCATCATCATCAATATCCTCAAAAAGGGCAGGGGAGAGCCACTTAGTTTGAATATGCAAATTACGATTTGCAAATTACACCCTGATTAAGCAGTTTCCGTTTCACCCTCTGTTTCTGACTGATATTCAATATCTGAAAGCAGGACTTCAAACTCAAGCGTGGTTGTGTATCCGCTGCCGCTCAGGTTATGCGTCACCTTACTAATAATCCACGGCTGCGCATCGATCACTGATTTAAAGCCACTCACCCTGACCGGCGTCTCCGGGTACAGGTCGGCGCGCCCCAACGCGAGCGTGAGCGAGAACTCAGCGACGCCGCGCTGCAGCTTATCCCACTTTGCTTTAGCGGCCCGCATCGCGGCCGCTTTCGTCGCATACACGGTCGTCAGCGTGAATATGTTGTCTTCTGTCCCGGCCAGATAATCACCCTCGCTGGCCTCCGGCGTTTTGGTCGCGATCGTCTTAATCTTTTTAGCCGCCGGGTGCTCCAGCGCGCGCAGATGCTTTTCTTTCGGCTTTCGCTTTACCTTAACTTTCTTAGGTTTAGGGTCTTTGGTATGCAGCCAGCTCGCCGAGACGCCGGTATATGCGCCACGGTCGGCGATGCTGAAGCTGTGCCGGTCGCCATCCTGCCGCGTGATAGTCATTTGCGGGATTGGCTTGCCGCTGGCAGTGACGCCGTTACCGGGCTTTATAAACAGAAGCCGCCCGGCCTTTACTGCCGCAACAGCGCCGTAAAGTGTGGCGAGTCGCGTCAGGAATTTAGCATCAGTCTCCTGCGTCTGGTCGATGTGAGCCACGGCAAGTCCAGCGAATCCATCGGCCAGCATTGGCTTTAGATTGTTGCGCCCGGCTATCTGCGTCACGACTTCCCCCAGGGTTGTGTCGTGATAGGACACCTCCCGGCGGGAATTGAGCGAGCCACGGAAATCAGCGCTGCGCGCACGAATGGTCATGGTGTCCGGCGCGCCGTGGTGCTCTACCTCATCAACGGTGAAATTACCTTTCCCGAAAAGCGTCTGGCCTTTCCAGCCGAGAAACAGCGTTATTACTGCGCCGCGCACCGGCATAGCCAGCTGCCCGTCTGCGTCGTCCAGCTCAATATCCAGCTGGTCAGCCTCAAAGCCGCGATTATCGGTCAGCGTCATCGAGATAAGGCGATCCCGGATATTGGTTGTGACGTCTTTGGAATTAACCTTCAGCATGAAATCCGGTGTCAGCTGCGCCCCGGCCTGCACCGGCAGGCTACTTATCCCGATCATCTGAGCAGCCCCCCTGCAGATGAAATCAGACTGCCAGCCACCGACTTCACGCCGTCGATTGCTGACGTGAGTTGCCCTGGCAGATTGCCTGATCCGCTGATAAGCCCGTCAGCCTGCTTTTTCAGATCGCCAAACATGGACGTCAGCGACTCATCAACGCGCTTCAGGCTCAGCGTAAACATGATTTTGCTGGCCGTTCCGTTTGGGTAGAACTCGCTGAAGGTGTTAGAAATACTCTCGATCACATACATACCGTAAATCATGCCGCTGCCGCCAATCAGCGGCCACGCCATGCCCTCGTCGGCCATCAGGCGGATTGTCATCAGCGACAGCGAGCCGCCCGTGATTTCCGGGCGCAGCTCCCCGGAAAGCGTGATTTTTTCATCGCCCGGCCCGATAAACTGCGCCGACGGACGCTGCCCGAACCGGCTGTTAGTGGGCCATCGATAATCAATATTCTGCTGCATATCCCCATAAGGCAGGGTCTGTCGCATAAACGGCATCATGCCGTAAATCATCATCATCGGTTAATCCTCCCAGCCCATTTTGCTGCGGTTCTGTGCCTGACGGTTGCGCTGCTCTTTTACCTGGTGCTGCGCCATCAGTGCCATTGCGTCGTCTTTGGTCATGCCCTCGTGCATGTTGATTTCATACTGATAAGTATTCTGGCTGCGGTCGGTGAATCCGCTTCCCGCTGACGGGGCTGAAACCGGGCGGTAAGGCGCGCCACCGTAGGCGATGTTGTATTGCAGCCCGCCGGTATCTGCGCCCGCGCCGCCGGTCGCCACCAGATCAGGCGACGGCACCTTATCTTTCAGTCCATCGGATTTCGTGTCGATAATGCCGAGCTTATCCAACACCCAGTTAATGCCGCCCATCAGCTGATCGAGCGCGTGACTTGGAATTTTCAGCGCCTCGGCCAGCATGTTGCCGAATTTCTTTCCCATGTCTCCGGCGGCGGCGAGTTCGGTCTGCGTGGATTTAACCGGCTCCAGCAGTTTGCCGAACCAGTCCCACAGCTCTTTGACCTTGCCACCTATCCACTCAAACACCGGCTTCAGCGAACCGAAGGAATCACTGATCGGCCCCATCGCTGCGGTAAAGCCTTCGGCCATGCCTGCTATAAAGGCGCTGATAGGCTCCCAGTATTTGCGCACCAGTAGCGCCCCGGCCACGATTGCCGCCGCGACGGCCACCACCGGCAGCGTGATAGCGCCGAGCGCGGCCGTTATGGCTCCGCCCGCGATGCTGAATGCCGTGCCGAGGAAGCCAGCCCCGGCAATCAGGGTATTCACGCCCGCAATCACCGGCCAGGCTACCAGTCCGATAGCTCCCAGCGCCCCGGCCAGCATCAGCCCGCCCATGACAACTTTTGCCATACCGCCTGCCAGCTCAGGGTTAGCTTTAATCCAGCTATCAACCTTCAGCAGCAGCGCCGCCGTGTCCTGGGTAAGTGTGCGCAGGCTGCCATCGTTCTGATCAAACAGGTCGGTGCCGATAGCCTCATAAGCAGACTGCAGCTCTTTCAGTTCACCGCCGAGATTATCCTGCATGACCTGAACCAGCTCGGCGGTTTTGCCATCAGAGGCTTTAAACGTGGCGGTCAGCTGGTCGAGCTTGCCGGTTGAGGCGGCAGTCATCAGCACGGCGGCCGATGAGCTGGCCTCCTCGCCGAAGATGGTTTTCATGTATTCGGCGCGCTGGCCCGTTCCCAGCTTGTGACGATCAAAGCTCGCCTGCATTTCTTTCAGGATGGCGAATATCGGGCGGGTATTTCCTTTGCCGTCTGCCGTTTTAATCCCCAGCTCTTTGATAGCCTTGAATGATTCGCCGGTAGGAGCCTGCAGCCTGCTCAGCACGGCACGGCCTCCCGTACCGGCCATTGAGCCGGTAATTTTGGCATCGTGTAATGCGCCGACCATTGCTGCCGCCTGCTCGATGCTGACGCCCGCGTTTTTCGCCACCGGGGCGACGTAGGTCAGTGCATCGCTCAGCCCGTCAAAGTCAGCGGCCGTTTTATTCATGGTCATCGACAGCACGTCGCCGATGTGTGCCACCTTATCGTTTGAAAGCTGGAAGGCGGACTTCATCCCCATCAGCAGCCCGGCGTTTTCCTCCATCGTGCGCTTGTTTGCCAGCGCCATGTTGAGCGTAACCGGCGTAACCGCCTGAACGGCAGCGGCATCGCCGCCGCCTTTGGCGATAACGATTTGCGCACCTGCTGCATCATCGGCAGACGCGGCCGTTGTATCACCCAGCTGACGCGCCTGCGCACGCAGGGCTTTCATTTCCGGCGATTCTTTTTCCACGCCGAGCACGGCCTGCAGCTCGGAATTCTTCTGTGCGAAATCAAAGCCCGGCATCAGCAGCGACGTAGCAGCCATGCCGCCGACCGTGGCGGCACCGATACCGGCTGCGCCCATATTGCGCACCTTACCCGACAACTCCTGCCCTTTGCGGTAGCGTTCGCTGGTCTGGTTCAGTCGCTCCTGCTGTGCATTCAGCCGCTGCAGCTCCATTTTCTGACGGCTCAGGCTGACGGTTGCCTGCGCCGAGGCGGATTTCAGGCGCTGCTGCTCGCTGCTCAGGGCTTTGGTGGAAATCCCCGCCGCGTTAAGCGCCTCGCGCTGCTGCTGTACCGAAAGGCGAAGGCTGTTGGTTTTGGTCTGCAGCTCTGCCGCCGCCTGCCGGGCCTTTTCCAGTGCGCGGGCCTGCTGTGTCGTTGGGCGCTCCGTGTTTTTAAACTGCACGGCCAGCGCGGCCGCCTCCTGCTTCGCGTCCTTAAGACTCTGCTGCGTGACGGCCAGCTGCGCGCTGGCCTTACGGAAGCCGTCAATTTTCCCGGCCTGCGCGTCCAGCTCCTTAATCGTCGATTGCGTCTGGCGAATGTCAGACGACAGATTTTTAGCGGCGGCCTGCACGGCTTTGAAGGGGCGCGAGGCTTTGTCTACCGCATTCAGCAGCACCTGCACCTTGAGGTTATTGCTCATCCGGGGTCGCTCCGCTGCGGATAAAGGCTTTATGCCGCCAGCTCATCAGCTCGGCCAGCGGCATGTCGTACATTTCGGAGGGTTGCCAGTGAAATATCGTGGCAATGTCGGCCATCAGGTCGTTGACCGTCAGGCCGTGCGGCCAGTCTATTCGTCCGACTTCGACTGCAAAAAACCGATCACCCTGCCGCCCAGCGCAATCAGGTCAACCGGATCCAGCGCGTTACACTCGGCCTTTGTCAGTGCTGGCAGGGTAATGCGGGGCAGCACGGTCAGCAGTGCGTCAACATCCGACTGGCACAGATCGGCCAGGCGCACGCCGCGCAGGCTTCCGGCCGTCGGCTTAATCAGCTCCACGCTTTTGATTTCGGTTTCCCCGCGCAGCAGCGGTGTTTCAAACTCAACAACGTTATCTTTCTTTTCCATAATTGTTCTCTGTTCACTGTAGTCAGGTAAAGCCAGCGGCGGGCGCTGGCGTCAGGGTTTATACCAGGCCGAGGTTTTTACGGCGCTGTTCCAGGCGGTCAGTGCCGTTGACCTTCTCCACCATGTTGATGGTGTCGATTTCGATCAGCTCTTTGCCATTGAAAGTCAGCTTGTAATAGGTGTTTTTACTGGTGATTTTGGTTTCAGTGTCTTCGCCTTGCTTGGCTTCGCCGAAATCAAACGACTGATGCTTACCGCGCACCTCAATCTCTACCGCGATTTCCTCGCCGGTATCGTCGCGCTGGTAAGAGCCGGTAAAGCGCAGGGGAATGTCAGGCGCACCCCACTGCGTGAGTATCAGCTCATCAATACCGCCAATGCTCCACTCAACATCAAGCGCGTCATCTTCCAGACCGTTATCAATGAAGGCCGCGCCGCTCATGCCGCCCGCGCGGAACGGGTCGAGCTTGCGCGCCAGCTTCGGCAGGGTGACGGCGGTGACGACGCCCTGATAGCTGTTGGCGTTGTTAAAAAGGTTCATGCCCTTCAGTTTGCGTGGCAGTGCCATTTATCCGGCTCCTCAGCTGTTTACGGATGCGGCGAAGTTCGCCAGATAGGTGTCGGTGATGCGCTGGCGAAGGGTTAAATCTTCCAGCGGTGGAACCGGCGTATAGTCATAATCGATAAAGAGTTTCCCCGCCTTCAGGGTGTCTTTATCGTTGGCGCTTTCGTCATACCAGGCGGATGCACCCAGCAGATAACCGGCGTTAACCAGCTCGCGGAACTTCGCATTGATGCCCGCGATAATCTCGCGCACCAGAACCGGCGTCAGCGGCTTATCAACCGCCCACATGTGCGCTTCGGCCATCGTGTCTGCCAGCACCTGCGCCGTTCGGGTGTAGTTCTCAAACTGAAACAGCGGGTCATCGCTGCAGGTGCGGTTGCCCCAGAAGCGGAAACCGTCTTTACGGATCAGCGTGGTGACGTCGGCCTCGTTGAGCAGGTCGGCGTCGGTGCCGGTCTGCTGCAGATCCCAGAATACCGATGCGGAAATACCGGTCACGCCGTTTACGCCGACGTTAGACAGTGTTTTATGCCAGCCTGTGTCATTGTCGATTTTGGCGCGTAGGCCCAGCGCACGGGCGATCGCAAAGGCGGTATCGGATTTGCTGGTCGCAGTGTTCCACGCAAGAAAATCAGGCCAGATAACCATCAGCTCACGCTGGCTGAAGTTCTGGCGATAAAGGCGGGCTTCGGAAATGGTTTTGCATTCCCACGCTGACACGTAGGCGAAGGCGCGCAGCTGCTGCGCAATGCTGGCAAGCGCGGTTGCCACTGCCAGTGAGTCCAGCCCCGGCACGCCGAGGATACGCGGCTTCACATCGAGCTGGGTCTGCGCGGCGAGCAGCGCTTTCATGCCGGTATACTGGCCGTTTTCATCCGTGCCGCCGATGATATTGGACGTGGTTTCGGCTTCGTCAGCTCCTACAGCCACGCGCACGACGACGGTCACGGGTTTTGACTGGTCGGCAATAGCCTGCAGCGCAGCGGCGAGCGTGCCTTTTTTACCTGCTTTGCCGACAGCAGCCTGCACGTTGGTGATAAGTACCGGCGTATTAAGCGGGAAGGTTGCCGCGTCCGCATCCTGCGCGGTGCATACCATGCCCACGATTGCAGTTGATACGGTTGTAATGGTGCGCGTGCCGTCGTTAACTTCGACGACGCGGACACCATGATGATAATCAGACATCTGATGCACTCCGTTTTGAGGGTGTGCTCAGGGTGTCAGGTCAGGTTTAGCGGTGCATCTGATGGGGGTTTGCTGGTCTGTCAGCAGACAGAATTAATAATCTGGTGCTGCCTGTCGGCCGGTATGTACCGGTAAAGGGTTTTGACTGATACCTCTAGCACAAGCGCAATCTGCTGCAACGTCGCGCCGTTCGCCAGCATTCTTTCGGCTCGGCCGATCACGTCCGGCGTCATTATGCGACGCCTGCCGCCAATGCGCCCTTTAACCCGTGCAGCCGCCAGCCCCGCGCGGGTGCGCTCTATTATCAGCTCGCGTTCCATTTCAGCCAGCGCGCCCATAACGTGAAAGAAAAACCGGCCCATTGGCGTGCTGGTATCGATGCTGTCGGTCAGGCTGCGGAAGTTAACGCCACGTTCGCGCAGCTCCTCCGTCAGCATGACCAGGTGGCGCATACTCCTGCCGAGCCGGTCGAGCTTCCACACAATCAGCGTGTCGCCAGGCTGCAGGCAGCGCAGCGCCTTTTTCAGCCCCGGCCTTTCGCTCGTTTTACCGCTTATCCTGTCCTCGAAAATCAGCTCACATTCTGCGCTCTGTAACGCAACCCGCTGTAAATCCGTGTTCTGGTCATTTGTTGATACCCGAATGTAACCAATCAGCACCCTGATTTCTCCGCAAATGGCCGCAAGTGTGCCAGCGCGGCCCGGCGCAGGGCCAGGCGTTTGTTCCTCAAAAACCTCGGTTTA